ATCGAGCACCTTGAATCAATCATCACACCGATACAAATCTTGCATGTTTCGATTGTCATTGTTTGTTACTCCTTAAAGGTTTGCGGATTTGTATTCAAGTTAGCTGCCATACGCGCGGCTGTTTGTAACGCATCGTCTCTATCATCCGTGTAATACGTGGCAGTCTCAAGACCACGCACGCGGACCTGATACTCCCCATATTCAGGTGCCCACTTAACAGACAATCGAGGATGCAAAGCACGCACGGCAATCTTAAGCTGTTTGTTTGTCATATCCTCATTCCCTTCTAACGTAAGGACATAGTAGCACGTATCCAGTCTAGCGCGGCAAATGAGATTAATCTCACTAAGATATTATATAATGAGACTGGTCTCATTAGTGTTACGTTAAACTACGTAATGGACTATATCATTTTTTGATACAGAGTTTAACGAGGCATAGATTACCTATGCATAGACCCCCTATGCACCTTTTGAAGTATCTTTTCACCGCTGACTGTGCGCATATCGACCAAACTAGAGCCATACTCCCAATCAATTATTATATTATAATGGGTCCCCTTTTCATGAATGTGCAAAATTTTATATCGAAAATCTATAAAACATGGTACTCCCCAAGTAACCCCTAAATTATACAATATATTATAACCTCTCCGCTTGGAGCTACGAACAATTATTATAAGACTATTGACTTCAGTTGGGAAGTGTGCTAAGATAGACCTAGTGGACGGGTGTACTGAAAAGGCACCTTATATAATTTATTATGTGTGATTGGAACCTAGATACTCCTTTATGGGTTATTACTCGAATAACCTATGAACAATATCTTAGTGAATCAGGTAAATTTAGAGAGCTATCCATACGCGCGTCGTGGAATGATATAGAGGATAACTAATGAATTGGAAACCTTACTATTTGTTATGGAAACTAAGGAATAGTAAGAAGCTGCCTATACATGCGAATCTTGCTATGTATGAGATTTCAGCTAGATTTCATGATCCAAATGTTCGGGGATTCATTAGTTATCTCGAGAAAATGTTATGGCGATAGGCTCAGTTAGTGATATTGAATTTGAAGCTGAACTAAAGCGGCTAGAAAAATCCACTAGCATTCCTACGCGCTCGGATGAACTTATTATCGATTCCAGTATTCCAATGGGACTCGTAATTGATCCAAAGGAATTAGGTAGGGGTTTAGGAAAAGAGAATACTCCCGAGCCTGTACGAGAAGCTATTGCAGAGTTAGCAATTGAAGGTGCTCCTGCTAAAGTTTTACAAGATGCCTTTGGTATTTCACCAAGTTCTATTAGCGCCTATAAGAATGGCGCTACTTCTACTTCTTCCTATGATAAACCCCATCCACCTTTAAATGGGGTAGTCTTAAATACTAAACAAAAGATTGCTAAGATTGCTACTCGTAAGCTTAGAACTGCTTTGAATTCTATTAGTGATGAAAAGCTAAGAGAACTATCACCAGTTAAAGCCGCGCAAGTAGCTAAAGATATGTCCGCTATTGTTAGGGATATGTCCGGTGATGGTGAAGAAGGTAATAAGGGTGTACAGGTAATCTTCTTTTCACCTAGAGTTAACGATAAACAAAGTTACGAGCGCGTAATCGCGCATGAGTAGTTTATGTTAAAAAGAATCATTATCTGGACAAGCCTGTTTCTTTTCCCTGTTATTATCCAGGGACAAAGTAATACTACTACCTTTAGAATCGCGTATGAGTTTGAGAATCTAACAGTTGATAATACTGCTGGTGGTGTAGCTTTAGATGAAGATAAAGTTACTAATCCAGATAATCCTGTTGAGACCGCTCAGCTTATTACCTTTTCTATTAGCTGCGCAAGTGGTACGGATTGTCCTGTTAGATTTACTGTAGATGGAACAGCACCAACTACTGCTATTGGTGTTCTTGGTTCTTATGGGATGGTCTTCTCCATCTATCAGCATAATAACATTGTAAACTTTCGCGCGATTCGGACAGGTGCTACAAGTGCAGTCCTTAACGTGCAATACTTTAGGTAATCCAAATGAAAAATCATTTTAAACCTTTAGTATTTGCAACTATCTACGCACTAACTATTGGTGTTGGTGCACAAATTGTTGTTGGTCCTGGTTCTGGTAGTTCCGGTGGTGGGGGAGGAAGTGCAGTATGGGGCGCAATTACTGGAACATTATCTGACCAAACGGATTTACAAACGGCATTAGATTTAAAAGCTCCGTTAGCTAGCCCCACATTTACAGGTAATGTTGGTATTGAAACTGCTGGTGTTCGATTAACCGCAGCAGATGGTGCATTAACATTATTAGGTTTAGGCAATGGCAATGATGAGAACATTGTTATTGACCTAGATAATGGTGCAGCTAATTCAGTTGTATTTAGTTCAGGTACAGCTGCAAACCTATTAGCATTTGGTACTTTGTTTCATAGCTTCACAAGCAATTCCGCGGGTGCTATTAATCCCATTACATTTAATAACAATAGTGCTACGGGTAGAACGTGGCTTAATTACTCTATTGATACGGATGCTATTGGTGGATTAAGATTTGTTGATGGTGGTGCAAATGAATCTTTCTTCCAGTATCGTGGGGATGTAGATACCTTTCAAGCTATTACAGTAGCGGGAGCTACTTATAATTTCGGCCCTACAACTTCTACCTTTCCTGGTACTTTTAATTTAGTTTCTACTGGTGTAAATTTTGCAGCGGCTGATGGAGTTCTTACATTACTTGGTTTGGGTAATGGTAATGATGAGAACCTAACATTAGACTTTGATAATGGTACTGCTAATACTGTTGGTATCGCGAGTGGTACAGGAGTTACTACAGTTAATTACGGTACCATTTTAGTTAGGGCTCCAGGAACAACCGCGCAAGTAGTCTCATGTTTATTTGAAGCAGTAGCTACAGGTTCAGTACAGATTCCCATTGATGATACTATCCCTCAAAATAATGAGGGGGATGAGTACATGACCTGTGCTATTACACCTAAAACTACTACAAGTAAACTTGTTATTAATGTATCTATCTTAGTAGCTTCCAGTAGTAGCTCATCCCGATATATGGGAGTAGCATTATTCCAAGATTCAACTGCGGATGCATTAGCAGCCGCGTCAATGGTTACTACAAGTATTGCTAATACATCTATTCAAGTTCCGTTGAATCATGCAATGACCTCTGGTACCGTAAGCGCGACTACTTTTAAAGTGCGCGCAGGACTGAGTAGTACTGGAACCGTTACATTTAATGGTGGTAACGCTACTCGATTCTATGGAGCTATTCCCAAGTCATCCATGATTATTACTGAAATCTATCAATAGCAATGTGTAATGCCGAAGTACTCCCTGGAAGAATTACAAGATATTGCAGCCAGACAACATAAAGTTTATGGGGATGCATTAGATAGAATAACATTAGAAATCCGTAAGCATGGGCTAAATGATTTAGCAGATTATGTGCAGCGAATCAAAGTCCTTTATGGATTGGGTAAGTTCGAAGTTGAACAAAGGAATAGATCAGAATTTGTAGTTCGGCCTCATATTGATGAACATGAAGGAATAAAGCAGGTATATAACTTCCTGTTTATCAATAAGGGCAAAAGATTTAAAGTTCGAGATATAAGATTGAATGTTGGAGGTAGATTCAGCGATCAAGTTTGGAAAAAGATTAGAGAAGAATTGTTAGCTGAAGGTAGAGTGAAAGCTTCGGGTAGTCATGGTGCGCAAGTTTACTGGATTGAATAAATGCAACTATTACCACCGACTTGGGGCGATGTAGCAAGTGTCATAATCTTTCTAGTAACATTGCATCTGTATCACACGAAGAATGTTCGGAGATTTTCCAAACTCAATACACGCGTGAATATAATGTGGAATCATATCAAAGCGCGTTTGAATATTGATGATAGTGGGGATGAGGAAGCATAATGGGTAAGGGTGATTGGTGGAAACCTAAACCGAAACGATACGCACTTGAGGTGCAATTAACCCCAGGTGTGTTTTCCGTTATTGATACGAATACTAATGAAGTCTACCATACGAATGCTGATGGTTACGTTCGCATTACCCAACCCCAATGGAGGGAAGTAGATTTTACTTTAGTAGCTGATGGTTTCCATCCACTTAAGTTTGGTTGGCATTTTCCTGTTCCCAACCATCAAATGAATTTTACGCTCGAACCTATTGTTGTTATTCCTGAACCTATTCCAGAACCAACAGGTCCTATTCTTGGGGATTGGTTAACTTGTCATCATCCAGATGGTTCCATCCTATACCCGAGTGTTTATCCTGCTGTTGATAGTGCTTATCGAGCACGTATTATCGAAGCATTAAAGCATAATAAGTATACTGATACATTTGTTGATGTAGCTTATAGTGCAAGAAATAATGATGAGGTTTTTCAACATCCTGGTTGGAATTATCTTACTAGTGACCCTCAACCCTTTATCGATGCATGTAATGAATTAAAAGCTAATGGCATTAGATGTATCGCGATGGTTGGGTATCAAAAAGATATTGCTCCCCCATTTAATGAATTTAAAGTTCAGCTTACGCGCTTCTTAGAAAAGACTGGTTCACTTTTAAGTGGAGTAGTAGCTGGAGCAGAAGCAGAAGAATATTGGAAGTTTGATGAAATTGGTGAAGTTCTTAAACTTGCTTCTAGATATACCGGTGGTTTCCTAGGTTATCATGGTGGAAGAAGTTCATGGGGTCCAGATGGTGGACAAAGTAATCAATGGACTCCTGGTGGTAGACAAGTATCCTGGTGGAAATGGTTAAAAGAACAAATCCCCGGTAGAGACTTGTATCTCTTTTATCAGTATTTCCATAGCAGAAAATATGGTGATAAGGGATTCTATACGCCAGATGAACATATCATTGAAGATACGGATGCTTTACTTCTCCCGGAGCGGCTTGGTAATTTGGGTATTAAGTTTTGTTGTGCTGAAACTAATTATCTTACGCCCGACGATATGAGTAAGGCTACAGGTGATTTAGCTTATCAGCATGGTGCTCATCACAGAATTAATGGAGGAAATCCCCAGTGAATAACGAAGCAATTATCGCGATTGGTGGCGTGGTTGGAGCTCTTAGCAAATTTTTGCAAATGTCAACTCCTATTAAGGGAGTTTGGATTGCTGGTGTTTCTATTATTACTACCACTTTAGTCTTTGCAGTATGGGGATATTCTCATGGAGACTTCGCACGAGAAACTACATGGGATTACTTTACTGCTTGGATTAATACATTAGCTTTATCTGCTGCTGGTTATCATGGTACAGAGGAAGCTATGAAGAAAGCAACTGGTGACAAAAATGTATAGATTTCATGAATTTCGAGCGCGCTTGTATATCGTTGCTTTGGTTATTGCTATTTCTAGTTGCGCTAGTTGGCAGGTAGGTGTTAAGAAGTTAGGTGATGCTACTTATGAAGCAGTCCTAACCGCGACACGTACTGCTGATAATATGGTAAGTAATGGAAGCATGACACCTCAGCAAAGACAGGCATTTGCTAAGAATGTTACGGTTCCTACTCTCACCATTTTAGAGCAGGCGATTATTGATACATTAGCATGGAAAACGGGAGATCCCATTCCAGAAAATGTATCTAAGCTAATTGGTCAGCTTACCAAATCAGCAGATGAAATTGCGAAAACATTTGGTCAGAATTCAAATATTCACAATAATCTGTTGAAGGCTAAGGATGCCGCGCAGGAATTCTTAGATAAGGTGCAGTAATGAATAAAGAACAACTTGCTATGTTAGCATTGCAGGCTACAGTGGAAGCTTTAATTGGTTTGTTTCATCGCCATCAGCAGGGTGAGAATGTTTCTGCTGATTTAAATGAACTACTCACTAAGGTTCAGTCTTTAAAAGATAAAGAAACAGCGATTGCTAATGCTCCTATTGCTGTTGCCGGCGCAATTGGCGGCACAGAAGTTACGGGTACGATTAAGAGTAAGTAATGAGCCTTTTCAAAAACAACGAATGGAAACCATTCGATAAGCAGTCTGAATTCCTTACCATACCGCCTACAGTTAAAGAGGCGATGTATGGTGGTGGGGTGAATACTGCCAAAACGGAAACCATTGTTGTTTTTCCGATTGTTCATAAGTATCATGAACATCCGCGCTTCAAAATGGTTATAATGAGGCGTACTCATCCTGAACTTAAAAGAGAAGTTTTACCTCGTGCTAGGAGAATGTATAGGCCATTTGGCGCAACTTTTAATGGTCAAGACATGGCCTTTACTTTCCCAAGTGGAGCAATGGTTTTCTTGGGTCATTGTGAAAATGAAGATGACGTTCACAAGTATGACTCAATGGAAATTAACGTATTTGCTCCTGATGAAGTTGGTTCTCTTACCGAGTACCAATATCTTTACTTAGCTTTTGAGCGCGTACGAGCACCATTAGGAAGTGGATTACCTGCAATTATTAGGTGCGCGGGAATGCCGGGTGGAATTGGACATGGTTGGGTTAAAAAGAGATTTGTTGACCCCTGTCCTGAAGGTGGTAAAATTATTGAGGGTCGTGGTGGCAATGAACGTATGTATATTCATGCGGTTGCTACTGATAATCCCTATACTGATCCATCTTATCTCCAGTCATTAGATGCCTTACCAGAAGCAGAAAGACAGGCTAGGAAGTTTGGTAATTGGAATGCTTACTTAGGACAGGTATTTGATGAATTTAGGGATAAGCATTATCCTGATGAACCTGAGAATGCGCTTCATGTAGTAGAACCGTTTGATATCCCAGACTATTGGCCTAGAATTATTTCAATGGACTGGGGATATAATCCACCAGCAATGACATGCGTGCTTTATGCTGCAATTTCTCCGGATGGCCGCGTGGTGGTTTATAGGGAAGATACTTTTCAGAAAACGAAAATTGAAGTCTGGTGCAACGAAATCAAACCTTTTGTTAACGAAGCGAATCCAAAAGTAGTAATGTTATGTCAGTCTGCTTCTCAAGTACGTGGGCAGGAACATACAATTCATCAACAGATTACGGATGCTTTAGGACGTCCTATTCAATTAAGTGGTAACGCAGCTGGTTCACGTATTGCGGGTAAGATGTTATTTCATGAATATCTTAGATGGAGACCAAAACCAGTAGCACCTATTACTGTTAAGCCATATGACCAGGAATTTGCTGTATGGTTAATGCGTAATGGTTCTTTGAAGGAATACCATTCTTATTTGAAGCAGTATGAATTACCTCAACCTGAAAATAACTTACCAAAGTTATTAATTTTTGCTCCAGGTATTGTAAGTGGATTGGGTTGTCCAAAGTTTATTGAATCAATTAAGATGTGCGTGTATGAGAAAGCAAAAGAAGGAAAAGCTCCTGAAGATGTGGCGGAGTTTCCGGGTGATGATCCCTATGATGCTGGTAGATACCTTCTAGATGCAGCTGATCGTTATGTAAATGAGTCAGAAAAAGAGTTTGAAAAGGTTCAAAAGCAACAAGAGATAGTTCAAGAGTTCCAGAGAACTGGCGATTACAATTATTTGTTTCGAAATGCCGCAGTTATCGATGGAACGAAAAAGAAATCATTTGGAGTTTCGAGGTATCATCACTAATGGTTAATTTCTTTCACAAACTATTCAATCCCCATTGTACCCATTGTAGGGATGAGATGAGGGAAGCAAAAGAATGTCATAATTGTGATGTTCTTACTCAGTTACTTGAAAAGGAACGAGCTTATTCAAAACAACTTCTCGATAAAATTACTGAACCTAAAGTAATTGAGAAGATTGTAGAAAGGGCTCCAGTTAATAGAGAACCTGTTAGAGCAATGGTTCCTACTTGGGCAGTTCAACAGAGACTTTTGGAAGAAGAAGATAGAGCTAAAGCACGAGCATTAAGAAATAATCCTATTAAAACAGTTGACGATATTGAGAAAGAGGTGGGAATTGGCTAAAGGTCAAGAACAACCGCAACAAATGGGTGGTATGCGTCCACCTAATATGCCACCAATGGGCGGAATGCGTCCTGGTCCTGGTATGAATATTCCTAATCCTAATATGGGAATGGGACAAGGACCAGAACAAGGTATTGCAGGACCGCCTCCTGGTGTAATGGAAATGTTAATGCAGATGCTTATGGGACAAAGTAAGCCTGGTAGTCCTATGGGTAATGCTGTTAAAGGTGCTGGTATGGTTCAGGGTGGTATTAATAGGCTTAAGGGTAATAATAAGCCTGAAATGAATAAGAATCCACCGCGTATGCCATTACCTAAGCCACAATCACAAATGATGCCGCCGGATGGTGGTATGCGTAATTTTGGTGGTGGAACAGGTCAGCCGCAAATGGGAGGAATGATGCCACCAATGCAACCACCTCCTATGATGGGTGGTGGAATGCCAATGCAGCAACCACAATTTAATCCACAATTATTAGCAATGTTGCAACAGGGTGGCGGTAGGAATTTCGTCTAATGGCTGAGAAAAAGACACCCGAAGAAATTCAAATTGATCTCAAGTACGTCCTAGATCATTTCTATAAAGAAGATCAGGCGACACGTGAGAGATTAATGCGGGTGTATAAGAAGTTAAAATTCTACTGGTCAGGTTTTGCGCGTATTTGGTGGAGTGAAACCGCGCATGATTGGAGAATTAATAACTTAGCCTATGATGCTTCTGAGGGTACAAAGGATGCGCAATTCTATGATAAGCAGGTAAATGTCTTCAAGGCATACCTCGATAGTATTATAGCAGCAATGTCCGTTACGATTCCCCCAGTATCATGTTATCCGGATGATGCTGAGAATCCCGCGGACATTGAAACTGCTAAAGCTGGGGATAGAATTGCGTCTCTAATGTATAAGCATGCAGACGCGCCTTACTTATGGCTTCATGCTTTATTCATTTATTGCACAGAAGGTACCATTTTTGCCCATAACTATACTAAGACTTCCAAAGAGTATGGTACTTACAAGGTAGATGAATATGAGGAAGCTGAAGAATATCGGACTCAAGAAGTTTGTGCTATTTGTAAGATGTTTCCTGGTGATGAATTTCTTTCAGCTGTAAAGCGTAATACATTTGGGCCAGATAATCAGGATATTGGGATTGACGCAGCATTAAAAGAAGGTGATATTTGCCCGAATTGTGGAGTGGCATTTATTCCTGAGCTTCAGTCTGGAAAAATTCCTATTAAGCGCCTCGTTAACCAAAGGGACGAGCCGAAGGCTAGACAATGCATTGAAGTTCATGGTGGGTTATTTGTAAAGACTGCTCTTTATGCACAATGTCAAAAAGATACCCCCTACCTCATCTATTCCTACGAGACCCATTATTCCAATGTACTCGAAAGATACCCCGAATTATGGGATAGGTTTGGTAAAGTATCGTCCAATAGTGGTTATGACAACTATGAACGATGGGCCAGAATTTCGACCCAATACATGGGGATGGAACCACGTGAGAACCCCACAGTTCGTAATGCTTGGCTCAGATGTTCTGCGTTTAACATACTGGAAAAAGAGAAAGCAGATAGGCTTAAGAAATTATATCCAGATGGAGTTAAGGTTGTCTTCGTAAATGAACATTTTGCAGAAGCCTGTAACGAGGCTCTTGATGATCATTGGACTGCTACTCGCAACCCTCTTGCTGATTACCTTACTGATGATCCGTTGGGATTGTTATTAACTTCTGTACAAGATATTACGAACGATCTTATTAGTTTAACATTACAGACTATTGAGCATGGTATTCCCCAGACATGGGTTGACCCCGCGGTTGTTGATTTAGATGCTTATAAGCAATCTGAAGTTTTAGTTGGTGGTGTTTATCCCGCTACACCCGCGGCTGGTAAATCTGTAGCAGATGCATTTCATGAAGTTAAGACTGCTCAGTTAAGTGGTGAAGTTTTACCATTTGCCGAGCGCGTACAGCAATTAGGACAAATGGCAAGTGGTGCTTTACCAAGTCTTTTCGGAGGAGCCCAGCCTAATTCTAGTAAAACAGCAGCTCAGTATTCTATGTCACGTAGCCAAGCAATGCAAAGGCTGCAAAATCCATGGAAAATGTTAGCTGTTTGGTGGAAAACTGTTTTCTCTAAAGTTATCCCAGCTTACATTCAGGATATTCAAAGCACGGATGATGAGCGAAATGTTGTTAAGGGAACTAACGGTAATTTTTTAAATGTTTTCGTTAGGCGTGCGCAGTTACAAGGGAAGATTGGAAGTGTTGAATTAGAAGCTAACGAGAATTTACCGATAAGTTGGGCACAGAAGAAGGATGTCATTATGCAAATGATGGCATCTGGTAATCCCCAAGTTATGGAACTTTTAGCAGTTCCCAAAAACAGAAGATTAGTTGCTCAAGCAATTGGATTAGAAGATTTTGAAGTACCTGGTACTGAAGATGTTACCCAGCAATTGGAAGAAATTCAATTGTTGCTTCAATCTGAGCCTATTATAGAAATGGACCCAATGACAGGGCAAGAAATGGAAATGCCCTCGATACCAGTTGATTTCTTAGTAGATAATCATGAAATTGGATGGGATACTTGTAGAGAATGGTTAGTTGGCGAATCAGGAAGGCTTGCTAAACAAGAGAATCCAAAAGGATATAAGAACGTATTACTGCATGGGCAACAGCACTTTACTATATTGACACAGGGTATGATGAATCAGAATGCTGCAGGTTCAGCAAACCCTCAAGAACAACAAAAACCTGGTGAAAAAGAAAAACCGGAACCAGTAGCAGCACAGGCTAAGAAAAACAATGTCCCTGAATAATGAATCTACTTCGTTTGATAGTAAGGCACAAGATATCCGAGCTGCGCTTGATGAAGAAATTAAGGCACCGCCAGTAATTGATGAAGATGGTGCTGATAAGGTTAATCTTAAGTCCCAAAGAGATGTTGCTAGGGAAAAAGAAGAGGACGAAGAAGTTACACCTGAAGATAAGGCAGCAAAGAAGCAGGAAAAAGAAGAAGCCGAATTAAAAGCTAAGCTAGGTGTTGATGAAGACGAAAAAGAAGAAGAATTAGAAGAAGAATTAACACCTGAGAAATTAGATTTAATTAGCCCAGTAAGACGCAAGGAAATCTTGAAGAAGTACCCAAATTTATTTAAGGAATTTCCTTATTTAAATGTTGCTTATTCAAGAGACCAGCAATTTACTGAGGTTTTCTCTACAGTTCAGGAAGCACGTGAAGCAGTAGAAACATTACAGGCTTTTGACGGGTTTAGGCAGGAATTAATGCAGGGGAATATGACCTCTGTATTAAAGACTGTTAAAGAAGCGGACCCACAGGCATTCGCGCGTGTAGTTGATAATGTAATGCACGCGATTGGGACGGTTGAACCCCAAGCGTATTATCATATTTTAAGTAATCAATCAGCTGCATTAATTAATTCAATGCAGCAACAGGCCCGTCAAACACAGAATCAAGATATGATGACGGCTGCCAATATTATTCAGCAATTTGTATTTGGTAGAACAGGTGAAATTCAGCCTCAACCTTTTTCAAGACCAGTTCAACAGAATGAACAGGTAAATCAATTAGAGCAAGAAAGAATGCAATTTGCTCAGGAAAGATTCCAGTCTTTTTCTACAGATATTGATAACAAAGTAGGAAATAGGCTGAAGGCTTTAATTGAAACTAATATTGATGATAAAGATTCCCCAAAGATGACCCCGTTCATTAAAGAGAATGCAATTAATCGGGTCTTTAATGAATTGTCACAAGGAATGAAAACCGACCCAGCTTACATGAAGCAATTAAGTAACGCATGGGAACGGGCGGTACGAAATAATTTTAGTCAGGAATCAATGAACATGATTCAGACTATTGCAATGAACAAGGGTAGAACTTCTCTAAGTAAGATAATCCTCAAAGTTCGTAGTGAAGCTCTTAAAGGATTAGGGGCCGGTACAACTAGAGAAAAAACCCGAGAACCTATTACACCAGGAAGATCCACATCCTCATCAAGTAGTGGAAATGATAAGAAGGCTCCTGTATTAAAAGCAGGAGAATCCACACGCGATTACTTTGATAGAGAGGACTAATTAAATGCCTGGTGCTGTTAACGAAGCACAAATCGCAGGAACAGAACTCGAGCGAGTTTTACCGAAAGTCGAGAAACTGTTTGAAAGCGATGAGTTCTTCTACGCAAACATTCGTAAGCGCAATGTCGAAAAGATTTCTAATCGACAAATGCGTGTTCCCCTGAAGTTACGTCCGGGTGGCCGCTTTCAGTATTTTAATGCTGATGGTGGAGATTTAGGACGTGGTTCGGGTCCTACTTGGGATAAAGCGGTATTAAATTCAGTGTTCATGTCAGAGAACATTGAATATACCAAATTAGCTCAGTGGGCAACTGATGATGCTCGTAAGGCTGTTATTAATGCTGTTCGTGATTTAACTGCTGATGCTTTAGATGAAATTCGTCGTCAGTTAGATTCACAGTTAATGCAGCCGGGTACGGGTCAGATTGGTACTATTTCTTCGGTTAGCACTTCTGGTGGTGTTGATACTTATGTATTAACTTCTGCTTTTGGCGCGCGCTTAATGCGTTCTGAGCAGGTTGTACAGGTATTCGATGCAACCTTAGCTACTAACCGAGGAAAGGGTGTTATTACTTCGTGGGATGTGGAGAATAGTACTATTCAGGTTACTCCTGCCGTTGCTGGTGCAATTGCCACCGACGTCTTAGTTACTGATGGTATTACTACTCCTACCAGTTTACCTGCTTTGTTTGGTGTGCCTTACCATCACTCAAATGCTACTACAGGTACATGGTTAGGTTTCCCACGTAGTACAACGCCTGAAATTCGTGCAAGCCGTGTTAATGGTGGTGCTTCTTTTCTTGCGCTCCCTTTGCCTCGTGTTGCTATCAACAAGATTGGTAATAGGGTTGGCTTGAATAATAAGTTTTCACCAGATGCATGGATGCATCCTGCCCAGAAACAGGTTTATGAGCAGATTGGACAGTTAGTCTCTATTATCCAGAAGCAAGCTAAAGAAGAATCTCTGGATATGTACTTTGATAAGATGCAGATGGCTGGTGCAACTGTCAAAGAGAGCTTTAACTGGAACAAGACTCGTATTGACTTTGTTTCTGATAAGGTCTGGGGTCGCGGTGAAATTCTGCCTATTGGTTTTTATACCACTGATGGCCGTAAGATTTTTGAATTACGCGGTCAATCGGGTGGTGTAATGACTGCCGATATTTTCTACATGGTTGTGGGATTCCAGACTTTCGTGAATAACCCGGCTGCGTGTGCTTATATCGACAATCTCTCTATCCCTGCTGGTTACTAAGGAGAAAAATAATGAGTGACCTTCTCTTTCAGGAACTTAGCACGGTTCAGAGTGATAAACAGGCTACACCGAAAACCATTGCTAGTGCGGCTACTATTGTTCCTACCACGTTCCTTACCATTCTTACAGGTACGGTTCAGGTTGCCAATATTACTCCGCCTGTTAGTGGTACGGTTGCGTTACTGTTTATGTTTACGGATGCTAACCCCGGTGCATTGTTAACCACGGGTAACATTCTTACAGCATACACACCCATTCAGAATAGACCTTTCTGGATGGTTTGGAATCCACTTACAAACAAGTGGAGCCCGATGGCTGTTTCCTAACTGCATTAGGAAAGACAGCACATACAGTTTCTTCGCCATTCTTCTGTTGCAAAAGAATGGCATTTACTAAGGTGATTTATGAATCTATATGATAGGAAAACTGGTAAGGTTGTTAAGAAGGGTGAAAAGATTAAGAATAATGTTGGTAGAGAAATGACCCTTAAAATGGTCAAAGCCAACATGATGATTGATTGTGAAGAAGATACTGATTTACACCCAGCTTCGTTTCAGGATAATTACAAAGTAGAACAGTAATGTTAGAATCACTTGAAACAATAAACTATCGGCTTAAGCGAGATTATGGGTATTTCTCTCATACTCTGAATCCTTTATGGCAAGTAGTTTATTCACATGATATTATGCAGCGGAGATTGATGACTCATACCGATGAAGGTGATGAGTTATTAACTCCTGTTGTAAAAGAAGTTCCAAAGTATAGACAGTGGGCAGATTATTGTTATATTTTGGAAAGGGCTATGCCAGTTCCGGAAAATGTGGAAACAGATTTAACGGAGAAATGGAGTTACGAGCCCGTATGGGTTTTCATGGATGGTAATAAGAATCCATTACCACCTAGATGGGATGTTTGTCAAATTGTAATTGGTCAAATTCTTAAGGCTTCCGCTGCAGTAGTTGGTGCGAAATACAAAGATCCCTTAATTGAATTTAGTGATCCAAAAACTGGTGCAGAAGCTAAGAGAAAAAGGCTTGATAGTTTGAAATTGGAATTATTCGGTAATGAAACAGCTGCCGGTGATGCGTTAGCGTATGGTTCAGGTGTAGTGGTACCTCATGAACAAACCACTCAATTAGAAAAGGATAAGGACAATGGCATTAGTGAATCAACAGTTACCAAGTTGGATGGATAATAATCGCCGTGTGATTAGGTCAGCTCCTAATCCAAGTGATAAGTCTACGGTTGTTAATATTTCGCAGGAATCTATTAACGAACATAAGCCCACTATTGAACCTGGAATTTTTATTATTCCCCCTGGAACTTATGAACTTCCCTCTATTTTAGTAGTTGGAACAAGTTCATGGTGGAGAGAAATTGATGAGAAGCAACCATTACTCGAAATTCCCCATAGTTCAGTAGTAGTGGCAGAATCAGTTGTTAATGATTATTGTGTGGGAATGATTGAATATTCCCCTGAATCTAAGCCGGGTCTTTTTTGGTTACCGGGTGCATTAACAGTTAAAGAGATTAAAGAGAAGCATAAGACGGAATTAGATATTGCTCAGCGTAGACAAAAAGCATGGTATGAAGCTGTTGTTAAAATGGCTGATGTTAATTGGGCGAGAAGTGGAAGTAATCCTCTTGCTATTAATGATACTATGCGTAAGGCTGCAATTGGGCTTGGAGTTGATGGAAATAAGATTTGGATGCAGGATTTCAAGGCAATCGAAATGAAGAATTGCCCCGCGTGTGGCGCAACTTGGAATCCTATTTTCCCAATGTGTCAATCTTGTCATACGATTATTGACAAGGAAAAGTACAAGGCTTTGGGCCTAGAAATGGCTAAGTAACATGAGTACACCAGCCACAATTATGCAAGATGCTTCCGCGCTTCTAAATGATACAGCTAGAACAAATTTCACGAATGAGAACATGCTGCCTTACCTCAATATGGCATGGAGGGAATTACGTGAATTTTGTCAACAGCATAATATTGGTGTAAGTAATAAGGTTTCTACTAGTACTGTACTTGTGGCTGGTGTTACTAATGTTGGGGGGCCTGGCGGCCCATCCCTTCCCTCAGACCTCATTGAAATTAGAGAACTTTATGAGAGAATTAATGGAACTACTGATGATTACATTCCAATGACCCGTGATGATTTCCTACCATCAACTAGATTTATTTCTTCATACCTAACATGGTGGTCATGGAATGGTCAAATCATTGAATTTGTTGGTGCTACTGGTGATATTCAGTTAAGAATTGACTACATTGCTGATATCTTTGCTACTATCACTGTAGCTCAATTAAATGTAAATTTACCTCTTATCAATAGTCATTCTTTCCTTCAATATCGAACCGCTGCATTAGTAGCAAGGTTTGTTGGGGAGAACGAAGGACGTTCTGAGGAATTAAACTTAACTGCTCAGTTGGCAGTTGATAGGTTTAATGCGATTAATACGAAAGGAAGACAGGCGATCTCTACAAGGAGAAGGCCGTTTATGGCAGCTTACAAAAGTAATAGTAATTACGGTGCATAAGGGCAGAACGTGTAATTCTCTGACGCAATTTGTTGGTTTCCTTAGCCCTTAATAAGGAAGCTGGAGATTACGATAATGTCACAAGCAAGTATTTGGGGTCAGTTAAAAGGTGGAGCCGCTGCCGGTATTTTAGCCGGTGGTAGGCCGTATGCAAGAAATATTTACTATACAGGTGACAATTCCCCACAGTTTGGGGGAATTGTTTCCGCATCAATTCAAGCCGCAGTTGATGCAATGGTTGATGGTGACGTACTTCTTCTTGGCCCGCAAGAATATAATGAAGACGTTGTTATCACTGGAAAAAATGGAATCACCATTGTTGGTGCTTCGCCAGCGTTAGGTACTCGTCTTACTGGATTGCCTTCTAATGGTATTGGTCTTACCATTGTTGGTGGTCAGGATGTTCAGTTAGTGAACATGAACTTGGAAGGTCGAGGAACTGGTGGTGCATTAAAGTTAATGGGCCAGATTCGTAGACTTTCAGCATTAGGTTGTAAGTTTAATGGTGGTGCATTTGGTGTATTAGTTGCTCCGGCAGCAGGTGGTCAGATTGTTGACTTCCTGATGGATGAATGTTATTTTGGTCCGGTTACAACTGGTTTCTCTAATGCATTAGCTGGTGGTGATCCGACGCATCGTGTTGTTATCAAGAATTCCATTTTCAGCGCAGTTGTTACGGATTGCATTGTGAGCGCGGGTTCTTGTATTAACATCGCAGTGGTTAACAATATCTTTGGAACACATACAGATGTTGAGCCCACGCGCTTTATTAAGTTGGATGGCGCTGGGGATTCCGGTATTGTTGCTGGTAATCAGTTTGCTACCGCTACTAATGCTAATACGAAGTTTGTATTGGATGCGGACGTTTATTGGACAGCAAACGGTACAGAAGCCGGTTGGTCTGCTGCACGTCCTGCATAGTTTTTAGTTTAGAATTAGGAGTATATTAAAATGGCAGCAACAGTTACAGCAACAGGTACAGCCGGACCAGGTTTTACGGTTACGGCTGGTGTATTTACTGGGATTGTTAATGTGTCTTTTGACACTGTTAAGAATCTCTTGCGGTTAGTGGGAGCAAGTGGACAGATTATTGATATTGATATCAATGCTGCAACCACTATTACTGCAACGAAGAGTGGAAGCACATATACGTTCACTATTAGCTAATTAACTCACTAGCTAATGTGGTTTTTACCAGTTTTTCCACGAACAATAAAACTGGTATACTTGGTGAAAAATGGCTATTAATTCCAAAAGAAGCATAAGTTTACAGTTCGATACTGATTTAGAATTTAATCAGACTTTTCAAGCAATTGATAATGCAGCATCACCAGGTGAAATTGAAAAAGTTGTACTTGCTTCTGGTGCAAATACAATTACTCCCCCAGTTGGGGCTGTGGCATGTACTATTATTCCGTTAAATAATAATACTATTGCTGTTACTTTAAAAGGTGTAACTGGGGATACTGGTATTCCTTTAGCATTAACTAGTCCAACGAGTATTGGTTTAGCAAGCGCGAGTAATACTTTTGTTTTAACTGCTGTTTCGGCTGTTACTCTTACTCTTATTTGGTCATAGTTATGGTTCATGTTCTTCAGATTGTTATTCAACTTGATAGGAAAGAATATAAATTTGAGGGACGATCTACTCATGGTGCAGCTTTAGTAGTTTCTTTTCGTGAATGGTTAGCCTCCGTTCCATTTGTTGAGGCTAAAGCAGCTGATGAACTTGATATGGAAGTTGTTTGGAATGGTGTTAAAGACCGAAAAGGTGAAGTGCCATCTTTAAGTTCTGATTTATTGCCATCAACACTTAGTCCAGAACACATGAACAAATGAGAGACCACGAACCAATTACAATAGAAGAATTTAACGGCTGGTGGAAGCGTGGTGATAAAGAAGCCACGCCTATGGACCATGCTGTTGATTTAGATAATGTTCAGTTCTTTGAGTCTGGGGTTCGTACGCGCGATGGTATAGAAGTAATGCAAATAGGTGATGAAATTGGTGCCACCTATCCTGATGTAGTTAGAATGTATACCTTCGTTCATAAAGGTGAACAAGGATTATTAGTACTTGATAGTTTAGGAAATATTTATCATTCAAAAAGTCCAACACCTTTCGTAGCAATTTTAACAATTCCCGAAATGACAGACTTTGCATTTGTGGGAATTGCTGGTAGGGCTTACATTAGCCCGCATGATGGAGTGATGGGTTTAGAAGATGAATTTCTTTATGTTTATTTAGGTGATGGCGCGCCTGCAAGAAAAGCTGGTGGTGATGCTCCTTCTGGTGTAATGTCTGTTACATCAGCAGGTAGTGGTAATATTGAGGCTGGTATTCATATCTTTGGTGTAGTATATGAAACTGATACAGGTTTCCTTACCCAATTAGGGCCTGAGATATTTCCCTTTGATACATTTTCAGGAACTACTCAAGCTGATTTAACTGGTATTCCAACTTCTCCAAGTAGCGATGTAGTAGCACGTCATATTGTTGCAACTAAAGCAATTAACCCCGCTGAATTTACGGGGGATAGGGATGCTTACCAGTTTTATTTTGTTCCCAATGGTAAAATCCCAGATAACATTGCTACTACCTTATCAGTTAATTTCTATGATGTTGAGTTACTAAAAGATGCCTCGCACTTGCTTGATTTATTTAGCGAAATTCCGGCTGGTGTCTTTCTTAATACTTATCATGAGAGATTAATTATTGGTGGTTTTTATGCGGACCCCAATGATACTTCAGAAGATGTTATTGGACTTCCAAGTACGGCATATGTAAGTTTTAAAGGTGAACCCGAAGCAATTGACCAGGTTGATGGTATTATCGTTACTCCATTAGAGGGTACTCCATTAACTAACGCTCAAGAATTTAGAGACGTTCTTTATCTCTTTAAAAAAACTCGTACTTATGCCTATAATGATAACGGCGATACTCCCGTTACTTGGCCTCTAAGTATTATCGATCAGGGTATAGGTTGTTCTGTTCATGGTATCGCTACTGTCCTTGATAGTGGTGGTGTGAATATTGAATACCTTATCATTATTGATTTTTCAGGAGTAATGTTATTTAGTGGTACCTATATTAGACCTGAATTAAGTTGGAAAATTTCTGATTATTGGTTAGCTTTGGATAGAGATACGTTTAAGCAATTTCAAGTAGCCAATGATTCATTGAATCAAAGAATTTACATTACTCAGGGAAATGAAAAGATTCTGTACGCGGATTACTCAGTTAATTTAGATCCGAAATCAATTAAGTGGAGCCCGTGGACTTTCTTAGTTCCTGAAATTACTAGCCTTACTCTAATTAATACTGATACTTTAGTAATGGGTGCTTCTCTTGCTGCTATTTCTTGAGAAATATAGAAAGTTTATAATCGAAAAATGGTATCCTTTCGGTTACATGCTATTTTGGTTATTTATGCTAGCTTTATATTGTGCTTTTTGGTGGAATAAATGAGCGCAACTCTAAATTCAACAGACCAATTACTTCGTACTACCAATATCATACCAGGTAGTAGCGACTGGATTTATAGTTTTTGGTTTAAATTAAATAGCGATGCCGGAGTTAGTACTTATCAGTCCTTATTTACTCTAGAGGATTCCTCTCCCGCTTTTGAAAAATTTGTTCAGGTCTTTACTGAAGACTTGGGTGTGGGGCCAGCAATTGGTCTTGCACTTAGTAACAATGTTTCTTTTGTAGCTATTAATGGTTCTGTTGTTGATGTAGATCAGTGGAATTACGCTACAATTACTAAACGCGGTAGTACACATAGGCTATATCTTAATGGAATTTTACAGGGAAGCCCCACTGTTCTTACTTTTAGTGCTGCAACATTCGATTCGCTTTATCTCGGGTATGATACGTTTTCAACTGACGATTTTGATATAGCAGCTTATCGAGAATGGGATACGGCATTTCCTGTATTTGCTCAGGAACAAGCAGATATTCTTTCGGAGATGAATTCCGAGATTAATGCTGTTAGAAGTGCTTCATTAATCGCTAATACACCTCTTGAATCTGATTTACTTGATATCAGTGGAAATGGAAATGACTGGAGTGCTTCTGGTTCTGTAAGTTTTTCTGCACAACCACCATTTCCAGCTAATAGTGAAGCTTCTGGCGCGATTGATATTGGAACGATTCCAGCAAATATTACTCAGAATTTAGTTGCGGGTGGAATAACTTGGGATGCTTGGTATAAATATACAGCAAATGCAAATAAAGAAATTGGAGTATGGGGATTTGGAAATCTAGTTGATTTCTCCCCTACTGTAACTGTTTGGTCTCCTGATGGAGTTACACCATTCCCATCAAGTCCAGATCAAATAGCTGGTGTAAATGTACCCATTCAAGTTCCTGTAGAGAATGGTATAACGTACTTCTTTAGATATAGATCTAATGCTCAAAACTTAGCAGTAGCAAATATAGAAATTGATGCTATTAACCATACACCTGTTGGTAGGGTTATTGGAGCTATCTGTATTAATGATGATGATAGTGGATTTCCACTAGCATTATTAAGCCCCGATGTTACAGATTTAGTTTATGAATTTATTGCTCCATTTGCTTCTGGTGAAGCTGGCGATATTCTAAATAACGGTGTTATTCTAGTAACTAATGTTGATACCCAGGAATACGTTGGGTATGATGCGAATTATAGTGAAATATTTAGATCCGTTGGACAAGTTGTATTAACTACTGTCGGTGGAACAATACGGCAATGTAGGGGAACACAACGATTCTGGATTGGATTAAGTACAGGTGGAGTTAATACCTCTGCACGTTTTGTTGAGGATGATGGAACATTAGGTACATCCCATGTAATTGGAGCTATCGCAACTATTCGTCTAAGATCGTTAGCGGCGAATAATGACGAAACTATTCTTTACTATGGTGTTGAAGCGGGCGCGCATAATGGTAAGGTAAGAGCATATAATCTTCTTACTGATACGATTATTGGGGATTTTGCTGCTGCTATTGCAGGGTATGGGATTAGTGATATCCTTATACTTAGTGATGATACAATTCTCGTATGCTATAGTAACAGTTCAACAAAAGATGTAAAAGTTCTACGATATAATGCGGCAGGAGCAATATTAAATACCTATGAATTTGGAATTGACCATAATTTTCCAAGTGGTTCAATAGCGAGAATTGCATATAGCTTAGATGATCCAGATACATTTTGGATTTATGAACAGTTAGCTAGTACTATTGGTGTAAGTAAGTTTTCTGAAATTGCTATTGTTGATGGTTCTGTTGTTAGAAGTGTTAATCATACAATCTATGAAACAGGTGTACATTTAGGCGCGGCTGTAGTAGACCCAATTAGATTTGGACATAGTTTTTCTTGTCCATTTTGGGTAGCAACACAAGGTGAAACACCAGTATTATTAGGAACATTAACAGTTGGTAAAGTAACTGATCCTTATTCACCCGGAGTTGACTTTGTTATTGATGTAGGTGGTGGATTAACTCCAGCTCAGATTACTTTACAAAGTGACGAGGAACATGTTTACGATCCTTGTCCTGTTGGAGTTTATTCAGTAGTTGAGGATACTCCTACTGGATACTTTACTTTCTATTTTGTAAGTAATGACCCAACTAATGATAACTTAAATGTAGTGGTTGGTGAGGGGGAGAATGTTTCTGTTGTAGTTCTTAACACACGCGGTGGAGGAGGAACATTTACTACTACTCCATCTACACCTAGTGGACCACCTATTCCACCACATGATGAAACTCCTAATCCTGATGGTGAAGGTGCTCCAATAGCTGTAGCCATTCCTAATCCGTTCTATATTACTGGTGGTATAAGGGACCATAACTAATGGCTGGCGGAAACATTCTTCATTTTGGTGGCGTACGGGTTCGAGTTAATGGAAGTGGTAATCTTGACCTAGAAATGTTAGGTTATGATGATATTCTTACACAAACACGCGCGCCCCTAGTTATGACCCCGACAAGCGCGCAAGAGAAAGTTAGATTGTTTAATTTCATTAGTCCCGAGATGATGTTTAAATTCTCAACTAATGAAATTAATGAATACTTTAGAGTTAATCGTGTAACCATCTTTGTCAAGACCCAATGGTCTGAGTATCCGGCATAATGGCTTTAACTGTTAAACCTAGTGACCTTACTAGTTTGTTGAATCAAACAAAACTGAGTAAGGATAATAATGCCTTGTATCAGTTTTTAAAGAGACAGGTTCAGGTATTACAGGAAATTGCTGATGAAATTGGGGGACCGGATTTTACTTCTGAAATTGAAGCAATTTTAGCTAGTCGCGCGCAAGTAAAGTTAATTGAACCAGATACAACTATAATTGCTCAGAACGTAGATTTAGCGAATGAAGCACCACTGAAGCGCGTATGTATTGTAAAGGATTATACTGGTAATGCGGGAACTAATCCTATTACTTTAGTCGGAACAGTTGATGGAGCAGTTAATCCAGTTATTAATACAAACTTTGGTGTGTTTCGGGTTTACAGAAGTACTAAAGATGGAGCATTTCACGAATGGTAACTCTTCGTCTTATTAGAGAACCCCACGGTATTGATAGCACTTTTGGTGTGCTCTTTGTTGATGGGTTTTACCATTCACACGCGCTTGAAAATACGAAGAAAATTATTCCAGCAGGTACTTATGAAATTGAGTTTTATCCATCACCTAAACACAAGAGAATAGTACCGTTACTTCTTAATGTTCAGAATAGAAGTATGATAGAAATTCATATAGCGAATTGGTATTATCAACTTCAGGGATGTATTGCACCTGGTTTCGTTCGTCAAGAAATAGGATTACTAAATTCAACACCTGCATTTGAATTGTTAATGAATAAAATTAGGGGCAAGGAAGTACAAATTAAGATTGAGGAATGGGCATGATTATCCGCGTAATGAAACCGGATGATTTCGAGCAACTTAAGAATATTCATGAGCAATTCTATTCTGATGATTTCTCCTTTAAAGAATTCATTGGTCGGAAATGGCTTGATAAATTTGTGATTGCAAATGATTCGAATGAAATTGTGGTTGCAGGTGGTATACGTCTTATTACTGAGTGTATTGCTATCACTGATAAATCCAAAAGCACTAGAGAAAGACGAGAAGCATTGCTCCTACTATTAGAAGCATCTAAGTTTACCAGTGGTAGAAATGGTTACGAGGGTATTCATTCCTTCGTTGATGAAAGTGATCCTAACTGGATAGAGATATTAAAGAAATATGGCTTTTCACCAACTAAGAATCAGGCACTTTATCTGCAGGTGAGATAATGGCTAAGGGCGACGCAAAGAGAGCACAAGATCAAGTTAAGGCACAAGCAAGTATGACCCCGCAGTACCAACAGAATTTCGTTGGTGCTTCAGATAGAAACATGGGGACATATGATGAAGTTATGCAGGGCTATAGAGATTTTATGGCTCCTGGTGGTGGTTCTTCTGTAGGAGGTGGTGGCGGTTCTATTGGTGCAAATTCTTATGGTGGTTATAAGAATTTAGCTAATGGACCGGGTTTTGGATGGGACCCATTATTCCGCGGTGCAATGAAAAATGCTATTGGTGGATATAATGAATTTGCTGAAACAGGTGGATTTTCTCCACAAGCAATTCAAGATATTCGTGCGCGTGGTGTTGCTCCTATGCGGGCAACTTATGCTAATGCTCAGAGTGATTTAGATAGAAGCAGAAGTTTAACTGGTGGTGGTAGTAATTATGCTGCCTCTGCTGCAAGAATGGCGCGTGAGCAGGGTTATGGTCTTAGTGACCAAATGACCGATATTAATGCTGGAATTGCACAAATGGTCCAGCAGGGTAGATTAGCGGGATTAGGTGGATTATCACAAACGGGTGCAGCGGGACAAGGATTATCAACTAATATTGATTCATTAAACTTGCAAGGAATGTTAGCAGGTTTAGCGGGAATGACAGGTATTGATGCTCAACGTGCTGCTGCTAGTCGCGCAAGTGGAGCAGCTAGTTCTGCAAATCAGTTAGCAGCTTTACGTGGCATGACTGATATGTATGGTACTAATCCGGCATTACTTAATGTGACAGGTAATCAGCAGTTAGGCCATGAACAGAATATGATGGCTGGAGAATTAGGTGCTTCCCAATTACCTAGTAACTTTGATACGGCAATGGGAAGAATTGGTCAAGTTGGTGGATTAGTTGGTAATGTTGCTGGGGCATTTGGTGGATTAGACGGTGGTGGTAGTTCATTAGCGGGATTATTTGGTGGTGGCACTCCCGCTGCATTAGGTAGTGGATTAACTGGTAGTGGTTCATTAGCAGGTAATTTAGCAGGAACTTATGGTGCTAATTATGGAGCAGGCGGTGGTTTAGTCCCTACCTCGGGGGCCGGTAGTAGTGCATTAGGCACAATTGGAAGTGTTGCCGGTCCCGCGGCTGCTGCATATGGATTGTATAAAGGATGGGATATGGCTATGAATAAGTATACTGGTGGCCCATCCCCTGAAAGATTGCCCGGACAATATATTAGTCAAGATGTATATAACCAGCGTTATGGTGCCAATGATAATCCATATGGCGTGTATGGTTATGACCCTGGTAATCCTGCTAACTGGTAAAGGTGATATATGGGCTTTGATGTAGCTTCATTACAAGCGTTATCGAGAATGGCCAATATTTTTGGTCCACCTGCATCTCCGCCTCAAGACCCATTTGGTAATATGGGTATGATGCCTATGGGTGGTATGCAAGAACAACCATTTGATATGGGTCGAAGAATGGCAGAACTTTATCAACCTCAGAATCAAATGCAGGATAGGTTTAGTTCTTTACTAGACCAGTTTCCTCAAAGAGAAAATCCTAGTGGATTAAGAAAACTTGGTGCAGTTCTTTATGGTTTCGGTCAAGGTGCTCAAGGCAATGACCCGTTACGCGCTTCTCAAAGTTTTGCTAATGCGCCCTATTATAATAAGTTAGCTGATTGGCAGACCCAGGTTGAGCCACTAAATAAAGCTGCCGATAATGAACGGTTAATGAATACGCAGAATAGAATGTATGCTAATCAGGTTGCTACTCAAGAACAAAGGGATAGGCAACTTACTGAGGCTGAAAGAAAGAATCGAGCATTAGAAACAGATAAAGAAGTAATGCGAAAGAGACAGCAACAGTTAGCTGACTTGAAAGTATGGCAGGCTAATAATCCAAATCAGCAACTTAAGGTTATTGATGGGGAAGCTTATATCTTTAATCCCCAAGGTGGATTAGAACCTACTGGTATTAAGGGATTAACTAAAGAAGATGAAATTAATTTAGCAGCTGCACACGCAATGAACCGCGTACAAGTTCAACAGGCTGGAGCTACTGAACGTACTGGTATGCAACAATCAGGAGCAACAGAAAGAACTGGGATGCAGCAGGAAGGTGCTACTACTAGAACAGGAATGCAACAAACAGGAGCAATGAATCGTACCCAATTCAATGTTCTTAATAGACCCATTGGCGGTGGTAGTACAAGTCCTAATGTTACTCAAAATGCTAGAGCAAGACAAGCAGTAAGTGAACATCCTGAATGGGCACCATATATTAAACGTACTGCATCAGGACAGTTTATTGGTGTTGAGGCTCCTAAAGGTTCTAGTGGATTCTTTGGTATGGGTGCTACTCAAGGTGGCGACCCTGCTATTGTAAAGCAAATCAATGATTACATTTTCGGAAACTCCTCCAGAGGTAATGTACCTAGTAATCAGCAGCCTAATAGCCCTGCTAATACGCCTATAACTTCTGGTCGTATTAGTGTTATTGGTCCTAATGGTGAAAAGGGAAGTGTGCCCGCTAATCAATTACAGCAAGCGTTAGCACAGGGTTATAAACAGGTGAAATAATGCCACAGGGAAAATTAGATTTCCAATTAGATTTTCAACCTGAACCGCTGGATTTTCAGTTAGATTTCCAGCCTGACCCTGTACCTCAACAGCAACAAGGTAACTTTTTAACAAGGTCATGGGCACCACCTGTTAATGTACCTCAGAATTTACCTTGGTATCAGAAGTTACCAGGAGAGGTCTATAATAGGTATATTGAACCTATGACTAATCCTCTTGGTGCTGCATTAACTGGTATTACTGGTGTTGCTGCAGGACCAGGATTACGTATGATTGCTGGTATGTTTCCTAAAGCAATAGGTTATGGTACTGGTGCAGCAAGTGCGTATGGTGCTGCAAAGGCTGTACCTGATGCTATGTCTTTTGCTCAGAATCCCTCATTAGGTGGAGCATTAGATTTAGGTGAAGATGCTAGTATGGCTGCCTTATTTCCTATGTTTGGTAGGAAATTTATTGGTAGTGCTCCATTAAGAAGGGATACTGGTCCGTTAACTAGCCCCTTTGGAGAAACTCCAAATTTACCTGGTATTTATCAACAGACCCCAATTGAACAAAGAATGTTAGGAGCTTTTACTCCTGAAGGACCAGCACCAACTAGAGCACCATTAGCACTACCACCGCATTTTGTTCCTGAAAAACCAGCTCCGTATGTAAGAGGGGAAACATTAGCTCTACCTCCACATATTCAAGATGAGATTCCATTTCAAGGAACTGAAACTTATGCAGGACCCAGACAATTAGGTTCCGCACCACAAAGATTAGGATTACCAGCAGTTGGTGAAACATCTATTGGTAGGGGACAATTTATGGGTGGTTCTGCTGGTATGACTGATATGTCTGGTATTTTTCCACATAATATGGGTGGAAAATCGATAGACATTTGGCCTGATATTGGACCTGAATTAGCAGCTACTAGAACAGATGTATTTGGTCGTCCATTTACTAATCCGGGTGGATCATTAGCACCAAGAATGAATCCGGATATTATTTCCCCTGGTGGTAAACCATCAGAAGGTAATATGGGTTTTGGTCCCAGTAGATTACAACATCCTGCTGGTGGTTTAGTTGTTGATGCTCCACAATCTACAAGACCCTATGATCCCACGCGCTTTGATGTTATTAATCGTCAAATTGCACCCGAGCCCAGTCCTAATCCGGTAAGATTAGATTACAGCGCGAATAGATTTGATGTGGTTAATAGGCAACTCTCACCTGAACCTGAGATGCCTATTGAGACACCATACGATCCTAATAGATTTGATGTAGTTAATAGACAATTAGGTCCTGAACCACGTGTTAAGACCGCTACTTTTATTAATCCACAAACAACAACAGCTACGGGTATTCGTCCCAGTAATATTTCAATGAGAGATGCTGCTGAAGCTAATTCAAGATTTGCAGCAGCTAAAGTTGTTACCCCAGCCAATGCAAAAGCTGTAGCAGCTGAAGCAACTAATAGTCAATTTCCTGCAGTTAAACAAGGACTATGGAGCCAGATTGTAAACGATAGCAGGAACCTTAAAACTATCTGGGACTTTTCTGCTCCATTAAGACAGGGTGCTTTCCTAATTAATAAATGGGAAGTCGGACAGTTTAGAGATATGTTCGAGTCTGCAGGTAGCCAAAAGGCTTATGATGCGGTAATGACTTCTATTAAGGATGGTCCAGATTTTGATTTCAAAAAAGATATAATGGGCATTGGTTATACTGGGCCATTAGGTAAGGCAGAAGAAGCCATTAATCATGGTTGGATTGAAAAGCATATTCCTGGTGCCTTACAATCTAACCGAGCCTACATGGCTTTTACTAATAAGCTAAGGGATGACGCAGCGGATAATGTTTTAGGATTGGCTAAGAATGCAGGGTTTGATATTAAGAATAACCAACCCCTAGCGCGTGAGCTTGGACAGTTTATTAATGCTGCATCTGGTAGGGGTTCACTTGGAAAGTTAGAACCTATTGCTGGTATTTTGAACAATGCTTTCTTTTCTCCCCGTCTTATTGCTTCTCGTTTGAAAATGATGAATCCTAATAACTTTGCCCAAATTGGTAAGGAGTATGGGATTATGTCAAAAGAAGCAAACTTCATGAGAAAGGAATATTTCAAGTCACTTCTTAGTACAGCAGCAATGGGAAATAGTTTCTTAGGATTATCAAGATTAGCTGGTGCAGATATTGAAACTGATCCCGCTAGTTCTGATTTTATGAAGGCTAAGTTTGGTAATACTAGACTTGATCCTTGGGGTGGTAATCAACAGTATTTAACATTTGCTCAAAGAATGTTTCCGGGATTAGGTGAATACAAAAGCAGTACAAGTGGGAATAAATACAATTTAAGTGAGGCTGGATTTGGTCAACAAACGAGAGGGGATATTGCTACTGGTTTTATGACCAATAAGCTAAATACCCCCTATCGTGCGCTCGCAGATTATATGCTTCAAACTAAAGGAAGACCCTTTAGCTGGAGTCAACAAATTGAGAATGCTGTTCTTCCAATGATGGTCCAATCTTTAGCTGAAGCAATAAAAGAGAATCCCACATTAGGCATTGCAACATCTCCATTTGGTGCAATGGGTGGTGGTGTACAAACTTATGGTGGTCAGGATATGAATCAACCACTATTTCTCCCCTAGGAGTCTGAACATGCTTTGGAGAATTATCTTCGCTGTTATTGGGTTAGTGTTATTCAATCTATTAATTGAACCACTTAGCAGAATTATTGGATTACCATTAACAGGTGACGTGCTAATGGTAATCCGTATATGCGTAGCTGGTATTGCTATTTACTACGTGCTGAGCGGTGCGAAACCGTCTTTACCCGCATAGTAATATTTTGCATTTTGGGGAGCAATTCTTCGTTATGCATAATAGCGAATAGGTTCCAAGAAGCATGAGCCAAATGGTCCTCACTCGTATCTCCTGCTAAGTATTTGTTGATATGAGTGAGGGCATGGTTCATTAAGTTCTTTGTTTCAATTCCCTTTAACCAATTCTCATCCCCATATTTAAGACTACCCTCACCATAAGTTTCTGCTAATCGCCTAAGACCTACAGGAGTAATAAGGTCATAGCGCGCATGAGTATCTTCTTTACCCCGAACTGCTCCGCTTTTAAACTTAGTGAGTTTCATTAAAATTTCCTTCCATGCTTTTCAGGACGAGTTTTGTTATAAGCTAGTTTAAGAGCCACACAAGCGTCAATATCCATGCCAATAGCACTGGCAATGTGTAAGAGACGAATGATTGCATCCGCAATTTCAATCGGGAATCCTTCAGGCTTTTTGTCTTTTGGAAAAGTGTCAAGAGATGCTCCTGCATGATAGGGTAGTTCCGTAATATCACCACCAGAATTACGCCAATAAACTTCTACTAATTTCCTACCATCTCGTAGTTCTTCTTGAGCTTCACAAATTTCGCTTACTGTTAATAGTAGTTTCTTATGAATGTTTTCTTCATTAGGAGTATCAAATCCTTTTGAAGTAGAAGTAAAGTGTATATCTTTTGCGTACTCATTCAAGTTCATTAGATATCCTCCAAAAAAGTTAACTTTCTTAATTGATTTCTTTTTTCTCTTTCATACCGCGCACGTTTCAATCTACATTTAAAACATATAGCATAATGTTCATCTCTTTCTTCTTTTAAATTGAAACATTCAGTACATCTACCTTCAGCTATCGCTTTGTCATATAGGGCTTTATAGGCCATTACTTGCCACCAAATCAATTAGCTTAGCTCGTTCAAAAGGAGTAAACATAGGCATCTCATATCTGAGTTTGGCAATAAGACTATTATCGTCTTCATACCATCCATCATACCTATTCAATCCTGCGGGTATAGCTGAATAAAACTCTTGTAAGTAACTATATAGGATGGGATTAGAATCCATACCACCTGGTCTCGTATCAGCAAAGGGCATAATACCAATTACATAGTACTCTTTGATAAGATAATCATACGTGGTAAAGTTGCAAATGAGACGGTCGATTGGAATGACATTATAAAATGCGAGACTCGCTACAATAGGTAACTTGTAGGTCTTAAGAACCTCGAACATCCCAATCATCTCATTCTTAAACTTTAGCACATCTTCTGTTTGTTTAGGATAAACCTGCGCGCCTATGAATAACCTATTGCGATACTCATCTAACCATGCTGGTAAAGTAGCAGGCCAATTTCTAAAATCACCATAAAGAATAAATGGCTTAACTGGCTTATCCCTAAAGAATTCAATCTGCTCTTTAGTAGTGTTATCATTTAAGTTCTGGCTATGAATGTAGTAGTATAATGTCTTATTAATATAGGCTGGATTATACGTATCAAAAGCCATCATTAATGAAACATTACCAGGGACTAGAGGGAACTTGTCCTTCCAAGGAAATGCACAATTACCAATAGATTCCCTAGTAGTACCATAACCACTGTACTGGTCATAAGGGCAGCATAACATCTTACGCGCGTACTTGGCTGAAATGATAATCTTTGTATCAATTTCAACAAAGGTATCTGAATCTACGAAATGGGTCTTGAAATCAAATGGTCTACTAATACTAACTACGCATGAGAAATCAGCTAATTGAGTAATCTTAATAGCAACTGGAGTCTGTACTTGGGCAACTCTATATAACTTCGTAGTGCGCGTGTTATAAGCTACGATTAAATGGTCCTCTGAGATACCAGCTTCCCATTCACCAGAAGAACGCCATAATCCTAGCTTATAACCTTTACGAAAGATCTCACGATTATCAGCGCGTATGATAACTTTACCATCATTCTCTACTTGTGTAAAACCTTGGGAACCAACATGGGCTTCAGTTGTTTGGCCGTTGATAATGTAATGGTCATTGTCAGGGCAATAACAAACTAATCCTGAATCAGTTAACCAAACGGAGGACTCACCATAACTCTTAGGTAATTCTTGAATATTTCTAGTTTGTCTATTAACTAAATAAGATGGGGATGCATTAGGATTACCCTTTGCTAAACACCAATCATACCCATCAAAATGTGCAGTTGATATGTAATAACCTTGATGTCCTAATGGTAATGGTATGGTAGGATCATCATCAAACTGAACATAACCATTATCTATATTAACCGCGGACTTAACTCGTGTGCCATTAGAGATAGTATCAGTGAAAAAGTTTAACATTGATTACTCCGAAAAAAAATGGTGCCATGAGAGGGGCTCGAACCCTCAATCCCCGAAGGGCCTAAGATTTTAAGTCTTATGCGTATACCAATTCCGCCATCATGGCCTTGGAAACTAGCTATCCAATTTCTTATGCCATTTTGTATGCTCTTTCATATACTTATCAGTTATCATAGCAAAACAAATAGGGCACACAAAGAAATGGTCATGTACTTTAATCCATTCTAAATCTTTATCTAACTTCTCTTTTTCTTTTGCTGTTAGTGGCATGATTATCTCCCCCTAAAATGTTTTTCCCAGGCATCAACTTGTTCAGGTGTCATTTCGTACATTACTTGCACGCCATGATTAACTATCTTGATAATACCAGCAGCCTCTAGTTGTAAGGCTACTTCAGACCAATCTTTTAATGAAGCATTCATAAAGTATTTACGATTGACTTGCTCTCTACTAATTATATGTGGGTTACGTCCAACTAACTCTTTAATTAGGATAGCTTTCTCAATCGCGTAAAGATGTTTACCTGCTCCAAGAGTTGTATGACGAACATTACCTATTAGTTTCTGGCAATGTTCAATGGCTTGTTCCATTGCATCTCTACTAATAACAAGTTCAGGTTTCTCACTAAGTGCTAGAAGCATTGCCACTTTCATTACACTTTCAGAGAATCTATTCAGGGTACCAGTAGAGTCCTTAGTATTCTGTTCTTCTATTTGCTTAACGAAACCATGATACCATTCCTTATATAAATCACCTGCGCCTGTTCCTGCTAATGGAGCAAATGAACCGCGTAGAGATGCTAAGACTTTAAGATATTTAGCAAGCTCCTTATAATCTGGAACTTTATCCGGTAAATCAATGAGGGCATTGACGGCGTTCCTTTTGGACTCATGAACAATAAAACATCTAGCAATGAATCCACCTTGTATATCCCGTTTCGTAAAAAGCGATTCAGCATGAGCATCATTAATTCCACCTAATAGAGAAACTGTTGGGCTTTTCAGAGTAAAGGTTTCACTCTTAAGCAATGATACATAAGCATTCGAGTGAAAGATCCTATCATACAAGTCAGTTAATATTCCTAATGCTGCTGGGTCTTCTACTAATGATGCTGCTAATTCCGATGCACAAATGAATCCTTTACTATCACCTACTACTTTACCACCAGGCATAGTCTCAGCTGTACCTAATTTTTTAAGAATAGCTTGGATAGAACTTCTTCCATAAATAATGGTAGTATTATCAACCGCATGAACAAGTTGATTTGCCATTGCTATTGGTGGTCCCTTTTTCAAACCTGAGTCCGCATGCAATATCACATAGATATTAGCATAAGACTTGTAGAGACCACGTTCAACCCATACATTATCCTTTACTACGGCTGAGATAGATGTTAGACCAGCCCAATACCAGAAGGGTAAAGGGGATTCATATTCCTTATGAACATCAAGAATCTCGTTTATCCAACTCATTTTCTTCAATCAATAACAATAACTTCGCCATACTTCTTTAATGCTTGTGCGCGCTTTACTGTCCAACAACCACCCGATTTTACATGATCGTTCGTACCACAATGATAACATAATCCAAACTTCATACCTGTATAGGATTCTGGTAAAGCGCGTAAGGTGATACAATAAACTGTGTCACTATTACGAGCGATCAAATTATTACGTGGCTTATACCCTTCTTCCCATGATAAAACTGCTGGTGCAAATTCAGTATATGTTAAGCCACGTTTAATAGCTTCCTCAATAGCCCATATATCTATACCACCTAAGTGACATTTACCACTTACTACATGGGTAGCTTTGTTAAGTAAACCACGTATAATAACTCGAGCTTTTTCTTCTGTTTCTGGAGTAAACTTAGCACCTTCACTTCCCACTATTCCTATCACCATTAATCACCTCATTTTGTGCTAAATCTTCCAGAAAGTTAAATATCTTTTGGTAAGCTGAATTAGCATGTTCCATTTCAGGTGGTATATACGTGTGCCTGTAAAGTATTGTAAATAGCTCGGCTGTTTCGTCTATTGTTAGTCTACAAGTTGGTTCTCTATTAGAACTGTTCATCTGCATTAAGTGTAATCTTTTCAATTTCATTATTGGCGTTTCCACCTTCTAATTTTGTTTCAAAAAATTCAGGATTAGCAATCTCTAATAGCACCGAACCATGACAAGGTTTGCAATTGAAACATCTTAAGTCTTTACCTTTTAATTCTACTCGGGCTTTTTCCGCGAGAGCTTTTCCTTCATCAGTTGTTGCAAGGAAGTGTCGATATCGAGAAACGCTTTCCATTGCCGAACCCGTAAAGATAGTGGGGAACTTACTAGGACGATGAGAAAACGGATTACCCCACTTAGAAGGACGGCCGATATAAACAGCATCTTTTGGGCAATCAGGGTCATATGAGTTCCATACTTTAGGCATTGTTACTTTCCTGTAAATAATTAATTAGGGTTTCATATCCTGCACGCATTCCATATTCAGCTGCAACTAAACATGCATGCTGAAATTGTTCCTCAGTAATTTTCGATAGTATGCAGTTACAGGATTTAAATGTTATTCCATCTGTAACATGATGGTCATCTATTGATTGGCAGCCTTTATCATGTTTAAGCATTAGGAAGCAACCTCAACATTCCATTTAAACTTACTTAGTTCTTGATAATTCATTCCACTTTCAACTTCACATGGTATAACTAATTCACCACAGGGAATAGAACATTTACTAAAATCAATTGGTCTTTCAAAAGCATACCTCATAACCGATGCAACTTCTTGTGCATACTCAACCTTACATTGAACTAACAGGGAATCATGTGACTCCATTAAGATTTGGATTTCCTGTTCTCCGTATCTATCAATATAGAGTGCTGCACATTTCGTGTTTTCACTAACAGATCTTTGAGGTATGTAACTAAAAGCCTGTCTATTGAGTTCATCTCCCCAACGCTCGTAGAAGATTCTAACACCTCCAACTCCTGCTTTAATTCCAACAGGAACCGGCGCAATAAGCCTTCTATTCTTTTCCAATGCCTTAATGACAGAGGCATGATAAACTCCTTTAATAGAAGGCTGACGCGCGTGAAATACTTTTAATGCTTCATCAGCTTTCTTTTCACTTATTTGGAAAATCGTGTTCGTCCCGGGTTGGTAAATCTTAAACTTTCTTGCGTCTGTATTGACTGATATCGCAGCACGTCTTTTACCGGCTCCGAGATGGCCCGCATGTCGTAAAGTCTTACCTGCAAATCGCAACGGCGTCTCATAGCCCAATACTTTCTTAGAGTAATCAGATTCAGTACCACCGAAAAACCAAGAAGCAGTAAGAGCATGTAGGTCGTGTTCATCGAATAACCTCAAATCTTCATTGGCTAAAAGAAATATTACTCGGGCTTCTGCCTGGGAACTATCTGCTTGTAGAAATATATACCCCTCATCGGGCACCAACATCGAACGTATATCTTGACCGATATCACCGTGTTTGGTGATAGTTTGGAAAGCCATTCCCCGCGCTTGTTTCTTCTTAACTTTCTTTTGGTCACGATAATTAATCCAAGGTCTTATTGGTGGTTCTTGTTGGTTTGTACTCGAACGGCCGGTTTCAAGGCACAAGAAAAACGATGTGCGCATACGGTTATCATAATCAGTGGCCGCAAACAAATAAGTACTGATAGTTTTCCTAACCCTACGCCCTTCAAGAATGAGTGAAATCCCCTCCCTATGGAGTTCATTCTTAACCACGTTTGAATTAAGGATACTAGTAAGAACTTCTTCACCTGTTCCACTACGTTCCGGTATTTTCCATTGGTCATATAGAAGTTTACTCACTTGGGGTGGTGATTGCACATTGATAGCATGACCACAAATTTTATGTAGTTTATAATTTAGTTCTTCGTTCCATGTAATATACTTAACTATTAGTTCTCTTCTCTTATTCGGATCAACTCTGATACCACGGTTTTCAATGGCCAGGTATGTATAACGTAAAGGGATAAGAAAATTCTCGTAATACTCACGCGTGCCGAGTTCTTCCATATCTTTATCTTGAGATATGGAAACTTCTTTCGTAACACAAGCATCACGAGCACATCCGATAAGCAAATCATCAACTGACCCTTCATACATTCCCTCATCTTTATAAAATGGCTCAAGAGTGCGTATGCTCGTATTAAAAGCTAAGTTCTTAGGTAACTCTGCATAGATTGCAAAAGACTTTAACATGCAATCTTCTGCTACACGTCGTACAGAGATACCTAACATCTTTAGCTTAGATTCATCATACCCAAAGTTCTGTCCTTCAATTTCGTGTGTCTCTAAGAACTCACTTACCATGTTCCATAGCTGAACTATTTCAGAATCTGGTAAATCACTAATTCCTTTATGATTCCATAGAGGAATTGTAATTCCTTCATATGGAGTAAAAGCAATGCCGATACAGATAGGTATGCAACTACCACCAGGGTCCGCTTCGATATCAATTGACGGTTTACTAAAATTCTTATAACGATATAAGAAATCAGCGAACTGAGAAGAGCTACGAGCAACATGAAGTGTCCTCTTAGGTAAATCTAATTCTCTAAACCTTGACTGATAGGATGCTCTCGTTAAGTCAAGAGCCATTACCGTTTTATTCCAATAACCTTTTACTTCTCCATCTTGATGTAAGATGTGAGCAGGGTTATATGTGCCAAGAGTTTTAACACCATTCATTCCTGGTAAAAGGGAACCGCGATAAGATTTAATACCATCCTTACCAGTTACGGCCTCAAGAGCCGTGTTACCTAAGCAAACAATCATCTTAGGACTTACTTGTTGTAGTTCATACCTAAGTTCTTCTATGCATCTTTCGCGTTCTATTCCTACTGATTTTGCACGGACCCAGAAAGGAATCTTCCTACCTTTTTTAGGATTAGCCGGAACCATGTACTTACATACATTAGTAAGCCAACTACTATCACGAGAGATGCCGCAATCACGTAGAAGAGAATCAAAAAGAGCTCCAGATGGACCAACAAAGGGCTCAAGTTTTTCTTCTTCTTTCCATGATGGGGCTTCGCCTACAAATGCTATGTTAGGTTCTCTCTGTCCTTTACCTGGTACGTAGATGTTCATGATTCTGGAATAAACTTTCCAACAATATAAACTTTCTTACATGCTGGGCACTGTCTAAAACCCTCACTAATACTATCTAGAGGGATTTTGTATTCTACTCTGTGGTTTGCTACTTTACTCTGTTTATCACCCGAGTCACTAGTATATACAACACAGTATAAACATTCCGTCGTATCTGGATTTACGCGGCTATCAGTTCTAACATCACCAAAAATATTACTACCAACATATTCCGGTGTGGGTTCTTTCATAAATCCCTCACAAATTGAATAGCATCATTCCTAAATTCTATATGCTTACACTTATCGAGGTTCCTTGCAAGTAATAGGTTCTCAGAGACAAGTCCAATAGAAACTTCAAAGTAAACAGAAGTTTCTTTCATACCCCATTTCTTTTGTTTAGCAACTTGAAGACAATGGAATAAGTTCATAATACGAACTCTATCCTGCCATGTATCATGCTTCTGATATTGCTCTTTGTAAGTCATTGCTTAACAATATGAGGTTGTGTAATCTGGACTAATAGGTTAATATTATCCTGCATCATATCTAGGATAACTTTAGAATTCTCTTTAGCCTTTTGTAGTAGTAAGGCATTAACTGAGTCTGTACTACATTGAACTAGGGTATGATGATAGAAATCATAATCCTGTTCTATCATTGCTAGTTGTCTGATAAGCTTTTGATTGTTCATTTCTCACTCTAATGTAATAGTTCCTTGAGCTTATTCTCTATATTATTGATATAGTTTTCAACTACTGAATAAGCTAGACCATTTAATTGATTCAAACAAACTGATCTAATATATTGAATTTGCTTTATCAGTTCATTAATTTCAGGCTGAGTTAATTTCTTATCGTAATCAGACCAGTCACCCATAAAATTAAAAGCAAGTGCGTGTGCTTTATTTTGTGTCTGTGTTGTTAAACACGTTAATCACAATTAGGCACACGCACTTGTCCTCCTGATAATTGTTACCTAACTCGGACTAGTGCTTACCCAATGGAGAGTCCAGTAAGTTAGTCGTCATCGTTAGTCTTATCAGAAGAATTGGGATCCTCTAATTCCAAATCTTCTGGTTCGTCTTCGTCTTCTTCAAAATCTTCGTCTTCATCTTCTGTTCCTAAACCAGACTCCACTTCATCCCGGTCTTTAAGGAAATCATCATCAGGACCATCATTAGTATCTGGCTCTGATAATTCATAACTAAACAACTCATAGTACTCATTATCTTTCATTGTTAACTCCTATTAAACTAACAAAAAGGTGCTCGCTGGATTGAGGAGAGTTTGCTGAGAACTCCCAGTTATTCCGAGCATATTACCTGGCATCCAGTTATTGTTACGAGTTACTGATAACCATTTCCATCCCAACCACCAGCACCACATCCACCAATAATACAACCGCGTGCGATAATCCGAATCCACGTAGCTAGAGAAATGTAGTTAACACTACAAAACATAACTCCAGCAATAGCAATGGCTGTCTCAATCTTACGCAGTCTGGTCATTGTAACTCCATTGGTTAACGAATAAAGTGCTCGCTGGATGTTGTCTCTAGTGAAGTTATACATCAGGTTCGTTGATGTATTAACACGTTGATAGTTATTCCGAGCGTATTACCTATCATCCAGTTTCATTTAATTACTTAGCAGGACGATACTTACCCATCATCTTGTTTTGCATCAATCCCTCGTACAATTCGTTACCGATAAATGCTTCAAGGTCACGGCTCTTAAAAGCACCAGTATCGTAACGCTTACCAACTTCCAACTCTACTCCAATAGAACGGAATAGAGCTGCAGCAAACATGATTCCGTTAGATGAAATCATCCAAAGGAATGGAGTAGGAACTCCCTCGAACTTCTTATCTCCAGTGTCTGCGTTACAAACAATCTTACCCTTAAGCCAGGAATTTGTCCCGGTTCCTTTGTTGTTTGGTTTGTCTTCCACATCATCAACGTGAACTCGATACCACGCAGGTTCAACAATTGTGGATGCCGAGAGATCTTCCTTCTTAGGTTCAAGCAACATTTTGTTTTGTCCTTTTTAGGTTGTTTTTTGTTTGTCGATTGCTGGTCTTACTATGTCCCTGTAGAGATTCTTCTCCGTATGTTCAATCTCAGCATCTAACTCCAAAGTAGTACGCGCAAAATCATCTCCATTACTTCGAGTTAGAATCAGAAAGTCTCCTCCTTTTGAAGCATCACCACTAGTGCGTACGCCAAAGTGATATGTTTCATCACAATAGGCTGGGATTTTTGCAGCAGGTGCTTTACCTGCGGTTACAATAGAGCGGGTAACTTGGACATTACCATTAATATCTTTCATGTCCTTCCTAACCACGTGAGCAATTAGGATAACATCAATTCCATGAAACTTTTGAATATCTTTTAGGTCAGTAATTAATGCAGTAAGACCACCTGCCTCAGCATTGTAGTCTTCCATTTCATTAACCGCGATGCCACCAATAATCTTACCTGCTTGTTGGCCGCTTTTACGTGTTGTTCCAAGTTTTTGGCTGATAACTTGCTTCAACATATAATCAGCACAAGTTGTAATGCTGTCAATAATGATAGTCTTATATTGACAATTAAGCTTAAACTCATTTAGTTTAGTTTGTGCTTTTTGCCAATCAAAGTAATCATCATACTCAATGGTCTTAGGGTCTATCCCATATTTCTTCATTGGTATAGTAAGAGCATTCATCTTACCATCAAAACTAAACCAATACTGAGGACCAGGATAAGTTAATGCTTGAGAAGATTTACGTGTTCCTGGTTCTCCTTTGAATAGGGAATAGTGAACATTGTTTGGGACATCAGTCATGTCTTTTGGCATTATCTACCTTTTAACTTCTTAACTGAGCTTTTAGTTCTACCAATTAGATGCCTACGTTCTGCTTCATCTAGTAATGCTTCATATGCTTCGGGCCATTTTGCATAGTAATTAATTACTGCTTCATTATCCATACCTGGTGTCATGGCCATGCTCATTAGATTATTCATACGGTTTCTTTCACACATATGAATTGCGCTAAGTAAGTGAGGAGTTGCCATATCTTTCGGGGCAATCTCAAATCCTTCTTTTGTTCTCCATTTAATTACCATTATTTCTTCTCCACTAACTTAAGACTTCTAGTTAATACTTCTGCTAATCTTAAAGCATCAACATGAGTCCTTCCCTTATTTGTATATTCTCTTAGAAGGGAAAGAATATCACTACAAAGGGAAACATGGGCAACTGACATTGCATTGTATCGTTCTCTAATACTAATTTCTAGAGAAGTAAGGTTTGGTTCAATCATTTTTTAGTACCATCCCAATCATCAAACCAATAAGCTAGGCCAGCAATCATACCCATTACTAAGTATACTGGTAAACTAATAATTAAGAGGAACCTTTCCCAATACTTAATCAGGATCATTTTCTTTACGCCTAATTGTATCAATAAACTCTAGAAGCGCGCGCACTACTTCATCTTCAAAATAAATTTTATTAGTTTCTTCTATACCATTTGATGTAGTGAGAACAATACCATATCCATCATATTCAGCATAAACCCCATCACCTAAATATCGTTTATTTTGCATTAAATTAGTCATCGTCATTATTAATATCCCATTTCTTTCCAACATCAAAGAATACTTTCAAACTTTCTTCTCTCATACTACGGTCCATCCTACAAACATCCTTGTAGTAATTACAGAGACCATACTTGTTTTCACATGAGGTATAGTTAGGAGGAAAGTATCCAGCGTCTTGATATGCCACCCACATACGCGCGTAATAGGGTACAATTTCTTGTGTCCATTCCGCCATTATGTCCGGTGAATAACTAAGAACAGGACGAGTAAACTTCTCTTGTGGCTTTAGAGTCTTCTGCCAACCGATTTTATCAATAATAACGTTCTGTGAATGAAGAATTGTTCCTTGACCAATGAACTGATTATTTAATTCAACGGTATCTTTTCTTTGCTTGCTTGTTTTTCTATCAACAGAAGAAAGACCAGCATTAGTATCTACTATTAAATCATACTTAGCTTTCCAAATAATACGCAATTCCTCGTCTTCATAGATTACTCGACCGCGTACGTCTTCTACTCCAATGATAGTCCACATGTCATTTCTATAATAGTCAAAATATTCGACCATTGTAGCAACGGCGCGGTCTACTGGAATAACATATGCAGGCATCCCATCATATGTTTCTAATGGGGTATTCTTAATTCCAATTTCACTGGGGTCAGTAATATATTTGTTATCGGGATGATAACCAACAACATACTCTTTACCAGCCGCGAAACCTTCATCAATTGCATCATTCCTAAGCTTACCATTCATTATTGCTTTAGAATAAAACTCTAGGATGACATGTGCGAGTGAACCAACTTCTAAACTATTAGACTTACCACCTTTATTTGTCCATTGTTCATTGAAAGTAAGATTAGCCTTTCTCGGACAAGACATAAGGGTAGATAGAAGTTGGGAATCGAATATAACATTCGAAACTTTCCCTTCTTTAACTACTGGTTCTTCTATTGCATTAGTCATCTGGTTTTCCGTTCACCTAATGCTTTAAGAATTTCACCAAATGCAAATTCTCTTTCGCCTTCAGTTGGATAGGTGAGATTAAAGTTATTACCTTTGTATGTTACCTGAATGCAAAAACCTCTAGAGTAACCATCAATTCGAGTAACACAACGAATACCATCAAGGTTAATAGCTACTACTTTGTCTGTATAGTATCTATTCATTTTCATTACTCCGTCTGTTAATTTCTGTTTTAAGATATTTCTTTACAACTTTATAGTCGTGATTAATCTGCTTACGACTAACCTGACTTCTACTTTCAGGATTTAGTAATGTTGCTTCTGTTAATCTTAGAAGTAATCTAGATAATGAAATTCCAAGATCATCATTCATCCTTCATACTCCATAATTTCTTCTAAAGTAATGAGAGCAATATCAAAACGATACTTCTGAATACGCTCTTCTAATTCCTTTAGACAATCCTTACACATATCCGCTTCTCTATCTGCATTAATAGAGGGACAAACATAGTTAGGAAGATTGCAAGGATATTCAACAGAACAAAACTTGCATTTATGGAACTTTAGGTAACACATGATTATTTCTTTACTATAAGAAAAGTCTTACCACAAACACTACAAAGATATAGGATTTCTCTAAGATTCTCTTTAAGTAACTCAATCATTGACTTATCAGCGTTAGAACAATGGGGACAGGTCATTTCTTTTTATCCCATTTATGATCACAAATATGACAAATGTAATCATATTCATAAACCTCTGGACGATATACTTCGGTAACATTCTTACTACCACATTTTGGGCATGTCATTTGCTTAATACCTTAATACAAATGATATCTTCTAGTCTAATCTCACCTTTTTGTTCACTTAGCCCTTCAATAACTAAAAAGGGATAAAGTTCTCTAAGATGAATAACACTGAAAAACTTTTCAATCACCACAGAGCGACGATGATAATTATTATCACCATGTTCATTAGGTGGTGTAAGTTTGTACATTATTTCAATATTCATTATTAAAACTCCAGAACTACATACTCATCATCACGGGCTACTTGTTCAACTGGCATATAACCTAGAGAGGATGTATTAACAACCACTTTGGTTTGACCAGTAATCTTTTGTTGCTGCAAGAGAACCATAAGATGATTAAGAAGTTCATTTACTGTCATTTAATTAAATCCATTAAGAAAATTAACGAATGTTTGTCGGTTCATTGGTGTCCTCATCTGAAACACGCAAAGGCTAACTAAAGCTTCACTATTAGTTTCTGGATGTTTACGTAAATCACTCATCATTGAAGTGAGTCCATTATGTTGTCCTTCACTACCGCCTTTATAAAAATCATACTCTTGAATCGCGCGTTGCTTACACCATTTAATATGTTCTTCTCTAGTCATGATTTTCTCCTACGATTAGCTAGTGCTTGAGCAAGTTGTTTAACGATACTATCTTCTTGCCAAGTCTGAACATAACCTGCTTTATTCATGGCATTAGCGAATTCCCTACGCTTTGCTTCGACAATACTATCCAAGATAGTATCAATTGTATCGTCGCCATGAACATAAGTAGCAGTAACAGCAGTAGCCATCTGTCCAATGCGGATGAAACGGCCTTCCACTTGTTCTTCATTGGCTGGATTCCATTGTCTTTCATGAATAACACAATCTGAACAAGTTTGAAGGTTTAATCCTTCACCTGATGCTAAAGTAGAAGCAATCATTAGTCTCTTATAAGGACTATTAAATTGCTCCTGAACATGAAATCTTTCTTCTGATGATAGACTCGCAGTAAGTACCAATGGCTGAGGAACATTTTCTTCCACGCACCAAGTTTGCATACGCGCGAACATTGCCTTACCAACATCGATATGATGAACGAAGATAACTAGCTTTCTATCGGTCTCTTCTAAAAATTCTTGGGCAAATTCACAAGTAGCATCAACTTTAGCCATGCCTACGATAGCACGCATGATTATCAAGTTTTGCATTATCTTCTGTTGAGTCTCGAATGAATCTTCTTCTCCATCGATAACTGCCTGATTATACATATTAACTAAAGCATCTTCGTTTTCTTTGTATGCCTTGCGCGCATAATCAGGAACCTCTACTGTTAGCTTGTTTCTACTAATGAGAGGCAATTCTGGCATTACTTCTATTCTTTCACGCCTAATCGCAATATGAGCAATCTTTTTCTTAAATTCCACAGGATTACGTAGACCACCCTCTTTTTCTCTGTTTCCTTCATAGTAGTAAGCAACGTCATTACGTTTGAAGGCTTCATAATTACCAAAAAGTTTAGGATCAAGTAAGTTAAGGACAACGAAGAATTCGCTACCACGATTTTTCCATGGTGTCCCACTAGTCGGTATAACCTTGCCAATGTCCCTAACTGCTTTACGAACTGATTGTGTTCGACTTGAATCTGGATTTTTAATAGCTTGTACTTCGTCAAGGATGACACTTTTAACTCCAGCTTCCTTGAACATTTCTAAGTTCTTAAGACGACGAAAGATATCATATGAACAAAGATAACCACTCATGCCAGGTATTAATGTATCTGTTCCCTTTTGCAATACTTGAGGTAATGCATGCTTTCCTAAAACTCTAACGATTTCTTTAGCATGCTGAAACTTAATACCAGATTTAGTTACCCAAAGATAAGGCCATGCATCATTTTCATGAAACTTTAAATAAGCTAGGGCTTGAATAGTTTTTCCAAGACCCTGTTCATCAAATAAGGCACCTCTACCATTTGCTTCTTCTAGAAATTGAGCGCCTTTAACTTGATATTCATAAAGACGACGTGCAGAGCAAATTTGACAAATAGTGCGAGACTTAGCGGTGCCCCATAAGTGTTTACAATCAGGAGAGCCATCAAAAGTGATAGTCTCGAAAGCAGAAGTTGATTGCGCGTCTTGGAAAATGAAATGACCGCACTCAAGTTGGATAACCTTTTTTCTACCTGAAGATACTGCAACAATTGAAAGACTTTTGACAACTGCAACTTTTCCACAGGTTTCACACTTATCTTGTAAACGTGTTGGTGCGTTATAATGCTTTTTAACAGCTATAGCTTCATCTGTAGCTGAAATAACTTCAGCATCAGAATACAATCTCTGAGGAGTAAAGGTTTCGGTCATTTTACAGACCTAACAGGTAACGCAATACTATAAGCACCATAATTACGTGCGTGATTCCATTGCTTAGCATAATTACGTTTAGAGCGCGTAGGAAAGAACCACCAAAAGATAAAGAACCGACGAAACATATACTTACGAAACTTCTTATTATGCTTTACTGTAAATAGATGGTAATCATTCCATGCTAATTTAACGGGATTCATGATTTTAACACCGGAGCAAGACCATCATCTTTTGGTTTCGGTGGTCCGCCTAATTCAACATATCGTTTAGCTGCATCTAAATCAATACCATGCATCTCAGCATATGCTTCAATGAGACGTTCTTTAGCAGACTTAGTATTCTTACGAACACCTTTAGTGCTTACTTTAGCATGGGTTACTGCTGGCGAATAAGTCTTATCAGATTCTTTTAGTTTTGATTGAATATCTGTTGCTAATGCACCGGCAAAGTTTCTAAGGTCTGACAGAGCAACATTAACTTCCGTACCAGCATCAAACTTGGTTACATCAGCATTAAACATTACTTGTCTGAAGTGGATTACTCGCCCCAATAGAAACTCTTGATATTTGTAATGCTTCTCTGCTTCTGTTAAATTTGGAGTAGCATAGATTTCTTTACGCACTTCCTGATTAGCTATGGTCTTAGCATTAAAAGCATCACCATTATAACGAATATTTAAATCCGTTCGTTTGGCTAGTTCTAAGACTGTTTCTTTTACTTCTGTATGAGTATTGAGGGAAGCGCGTAAGGCATTCTCATGCTTTTCACTGCAACCATCAGGCTTATCACAAAGAAGCATTTCACCAGATTCATAATAATTACATGAACCTTTGGCGCCACAAGAATCACATACTGCTAATACAGTATGGTCTGTATAAACACGTTTACACTTCTCGCATTTACTCTTGTCACCGATGCGAGGTAATACGAAGGAGTGATTCATAATTTTAATCCGCTGAAAGTAACGGTAATAAAGATTAGAGCAAATTACTCCACAAAAGATTCTATCTTGTGGAATGGTGCAAACCCAACAATTCATGGAACGTAGTCAGTAAATATAGATGGAGCATTACGAATAATTTCCCATTTAACTACTTCCATATTCGTAATAGCTTCAATTACACGTTTCATTCTATCTGTTGGAGCAAAACTATGTTCAATTTCATTAGGATTATATCTAACCAAAACTTGTAATGTAATTCGACGTTCAATCATGGGATCATTCATGTTAGGCTCCTAAAAATAATATCATGCCAATTTATTTTGCCAACAGAATTGGCAATTACGGTAAATTAAAATTGGTTTATTATCAATACCTAAACATGCTGGTAAAGCATCATCGGAATCGCGTAACGGTCTAATGGCACCTGATTTAACAATCACAACGTATTCACGGTTTTCAATATCTGCTAACTTTGCAGCTTTGTTTTTTAGTTCCGTTGCGTTGAAGATAGCCATTAAATTTTCTCCGAAGGTAACATAACCATTAACACTGTCTTTAGGGTCTATAATGAGAAACTAAAGACAGAGCTAAAAATTAGTTATCCGCTACTGTAGGAGGAACCCAATTAATACCAGCACACTTAGTACAAATACTAATTTCTTTCTTAATATTCTTATCCTCATACCATTCTGTTACACACTTGGTTTGTGGTTCATTATGCTTAGTAGTATTACTGCAAGATTGGCACTTAAACATTGTATTATCTCCTAATTAAAAACCTGCGGAATCCTACGAAAAGCATGATGAAGAACTGAATACCATTTAACATCTGGTATAGTCTCAGTTCTACCATCAGCATAAGTAACAATCGCTACATCATCTGAAGTAGGAATAATCTGGTAAACATCCCTAAGCCACATATGAGCATCGGAAGTGCGTAAGATGTAATTCATTATCTATTCCTTTTCAATACTAACCACTATATTAAGAGGACTAATATTAAGGTTAGTTTGCTTACGCAATTGCCTCATTGCTGAATCAATACAAGCGCGTAAGGTTACTACATTTAATTCAGGTAACACTACTATTGAAGTTTTGTTACCATGAACTTTATGGGTAAATGTTAGTTTCATTAGTGCTTAGTCCCTTTAGTAGCAAACCATTCTTTTAAATCTAAATCATTCCACGAAACGCCAATTAGTTCTGCATCCGGCTTACGTGGAAGATTCTTTACAAATTCTAATGCTTCTTCCGCCGTATTAAAACGTGGTGAACAAACATCACCATCAGCATCATAATAATCAACGCAAAATTCTTTTTCCATTTCGTTGGCCTCTAAAGACTAACGATCAAATATCTTATCAATCGTAGAAGCTTGTCCCATTAATTCAGGATTCTTACAAGTAAGACACTTAGGAAATTCTTCCTTGAGATTATCTTCATTCATGGCAAATTCCTCATTGCATTCCCAACAAATGCTAGCGCGCCCAATCAATAACTTTGATAGGTGAGACGGCATATGATGGTTACAATCAGGAACCGCGCATGATTGAACCTTAGAGAACCCAATATCCACTAATCGATATTTGTGAATGTGATTTGCTTTTTTCCTACTCATTTTATTCCTACCATAATCAAAAAGTCTTGAGGGATTATACAATCGATTATATAAGTGGTGTCAATCGGCTGACAGACACCCTCTCCCTCTCCCCCCATGCTACCAGGTCCGAGCCGTCTTGTCAATGTCAAAGCCTTGACGGCTTATAGTTTGGATTATATAATAAAAAA